GAGGAGGGGTTGATTTAGTATGAAAATGCTTGTTGAAAGTCTCAAAAGAATGTACAAAAAAGGCACTCTCACAAAGGAACAGATTTCCGAGCGTGTCTCAAAGGGTAGTATTTCAGTGGATGAATATGAATACATCACAGGGGAGGCATACTCTGGCGGTGGTGCAGAATGAGTCCGCTTGAAATAATATCACGATTGTGTGATGTGACGGAAACTCTATCCGCAATCGTGAAAAAGCAGCAAACAATCATTGAACAGTCGAAAATCGAGGAGGCGGTCAGAGTGGAAGTCCGGCAGGAGGTAGAGGAGACAGACAGGGAGATGGATGTTCTCGAATACCACATGCGGAAATACTGCGACACCGACGACCTCGAGGCGACAGAGTTCGGAAAGGAGAACGCCGTTGACGATTGAATTATCCCTGTTGCTCTCCGGAGTATCTGTTGCATTTGCAATCTTTTTCGGAATCTGTTCCAAGCAGAGAAATGAGAAAAAGGACACACAGGAAGATGCAGAACAGAGAGCAACAACCGACACAATGGTGATGGTGAAACTTGAGAACATTGCAGATGACCTCAAAGACATCAAGCGGGAATCGAGAGAGAACCGTGAGGAGATGAAAACATTGAGAGAGCGTGTTGTCATAGTGGAACAGTCACTCAAGAGTTATCACAAGAGACTGGACGGAGAACAACATTCCGACCGATAACAGGAGGGCAGGGAACAGGCAAGAATCAACCTCACAGAAAAGAGGCAATACATGAGAATGACAGAACAGGAACGACGCATCAGAATCCGGCATCTGAAAAGAATGTACCGGATAAGGGAGCGAAAAGAGAGACATGACAAAAAGGTGTCAGGTCTGTTCATGAAACGTGTTGTATTCACTTTGATTCTTGCAGCATTTATCTTTACAGTCGTGATGATATTTGTGTTTTTACGGATGGGTTCAGAGCCGTCGACACTGATTGAGAATGTATTCAGATTTCTTTCAGTTGAGGGCGGTGCAATGGCACTCATTAAGTCCGTGAAAACGGTCAAGGGAACAAAGTCAAACGGAGAAATACAACACAATGACGAGCCGGAGCAGAATGACGAGGAGGTACAAGGATGAAATACATCGTCGAGAATTGGTTTGTGATTGTGGGTCTGATTGCGGTATGTGCAGCGGGAGGATATGCAGTATATGTTTTCGTGAAAATGCCGTCAGACAAGCAGTTGAACAAAGTGAGAGAATGGTTGCTCTATGCAGTCACAAAGGCAGAAAAAGAACTGGGAGGCGGTACAGGTCAAATCAAGCTGCGTTATGTATATGACATGTTTGTCGCAAGGTTTGCGTGGCTTGCGAGAGTGATTTCTTTTGAGACTTTTTCGATGATGGTCGACGAGGCACTTGAGAGAATGAAAAAGATGCTTGAGAGCAACAAAGCGATGCAGACGCTTGTGAGCGGTGAGGCAGGTGAGGTCAATGAGTAAAATCGTAGACTTTTTCGTGCAGAACGCAAGGACAATTGGGATTGTGTACGTTGTGGGTGCGGTCGTCGTATTTTTAGCGATGACAGCGTTTTACATTTGGGTCGACAGAGCAAGCAAAAAAGAACAGGAGCTTTACTATGACGAATATTATTATCCGGATGACGAATCTGCGGAAAGAATGTCGGTGGTAGTATGGTTTATTCTTTCATTGGGATGTGCGATTTTATGGGTCGGTATTCCGTTACTGATTTGCGGGTTGATTGTGTACACAGAACTTGAGGAACATTGTCCGGAACTTATGGGAGATATGACGGACAGAAACACAGAAGAATTTGACAAGGAGGAAAACAAATGATTTCAAATTGCGGACATGATGAAAATAACAGATACAGCGGAGGAAAAGCAGGAGACCAGACAGGTACAGAGTGGAGGGTTATAAATTGGTATAACAGACCGTGGAAATGTGTCCTCCGTCATCCGGATGCAAAGGTCAGAAAAATGATTGCGAGCATGGCAAAGGCAGCAGCAGTCAACAATAAAATCGGATATGACCAGTCAGAGAGATACACATTTTGGGAGCATCTCAAGGCATCGAATTACGACCCTGCACAAATCACGATTGCGTGTGAGGCAGATTGTTCATCCGGTGTCGCTGCAATCGTAAAGGGAGCAGGTTACAGACTGGGAAATGAGAAAATGAAGAATGTGAGCATTTATCTCTATACCGGAAACATGAGAGCGGGTCTCAAGGCAGCAGGATTCGAGGTGTTGACAGATAGCAAATATCTGACATCGGATGCGTATTTGCTTGAGGGAGACATCCTCCTCAATGACAATGCTCACGTTGCAACGAACCTCACGGACGGAGCGAAGTCATCCGGAACAGGTGCATCCAACACAACACCAGTCAAGAGCAATACAAAGGTCGACGTTGCACACGGGTTCAACAAGAGCCTTGCAGGAACTTATAAGGTGACTGCATCCGGATTGAATCTCCGTGCGGGAGCAGGAACAGGAAAGTCAATCCTTGCGGTGATGAAAAACGGCGAGAAAGTCCAGTGCTATGGATATTATAACGATTGCAACGGTGTGAAATGGTTGTATGTGGTTTACAAGAACATCGTCGGATATGCGTCAAGCAAGTATTTGAGCAAATAGGAGGGATAATCATGTTATACTATTTAGGCAAAGGAACAGAGTTCAAGAAAGAGGACTGCAAAGAGTACAAGACCATCGAGGGAGCAATGAAAGCAGCAGCAAAGGACGAGAGCCTTGTTGTGTGGGATGAAAACGGAAACGTCATCGGCTCACTCACAGACAATGTTCCGGATGGAGCATTGCAGACGAATCCGGACGGTAGCGTCAACGCATACGATGCGGACGGAAACAAGGTCGGAACGGTCGATGCAGAAACCGTTGAGAAAATGACAACATTCAAGAGTGGCGAGGATGCAGCAGGGCAGCAGGAGGATGCAGAGGACGGGGAAACAGCCTCAAACGATGTAAAGGCGACAAATCCTCCGTCTGAACCGGAAACGGGCGAGAATGGGGCAAATACAGAGCCACAGGAGGCAGAGGACGAGCCGGAGGACAAAGTCATCATCCCGCGGGGAAAAATGAAAGTGACGGTCATTTGTGACGGCTCACTCAACATCAGACGTTCCGCAGCGTGGGGCAATGAGAACATCTGCGGTCGTGCTATCAGAGGACAGTCATATTATGTGAAAGAGATTCATGTTGTGGACGGAAAGAAGATGGTCAGAACAATCGGAGACCTTTATCTCTCCGGAGAATCCGAGCATGTACAGTTTGAACAGTTATAAAAGCATACAGACAAAAAAGAGGACGGCATCCGGAAACGGGTGTCGTCCTTGTGTTATAATGGATTTATGAACGTGCTTGAATTTTGGCAATCAACGCATCCTGCAAAACTTTTGAATAGTTGATACCGTAATTTTCACATGCAGTATTGAGCCATGCAGGAATACTCAAAGTTTTCTTGACTGCCTTGTCATTGTACGCACGGGCGTATTCGTCGAGGTTGACACAAATCAAATTGACAAGTGCTGCATCCTCGTCCTTTTCGACTGCATCAAGAGGGGTCGGAGCGGGAAGAACATCACCATCACGCAAGGATGTGAATAAATACTGACCGCAAGCCTCTTGAGCCATTGCGAAAGCGTCCGCAAGGTTATCTCCGTAAGTTGCTAAATCATTGAGGTCGGGGAAAATAACGGAATATCTCCCGTCGTCCTCCGGATAAAAAACAGCAGGATAAATATAATTCATGATAACGCTCCTTTCTTTAATGGGTGGCAGGTCTCATTTGAGACCCGCCTGTTTGAGTATGGAGTTGACAACCCTTTGAGGAATGTCGCCTCGATGATTTGGGATTGTAACTTTTCCCGTTTTGGTTGGGTGTTTGTATTGGTGATGTGAACCTCTCACATCTACCAACTCCCATCCGTCATTGAGGACTATTTTTTCAATTTCTCGAAATCTCATTTGTATTGTTTCCTCCTTACAAGTATATAATAACACGTATTTTACGTAATGTCAATAAAAATATACGTAAAATACGTAAAAAATAACAGAGATTTTTATACTACTAAAATGAACCTACCGACGGGAAACCTCGACAGTAGAACAAGCAACGATGTATTGGGACTGTTGAAAGTAACAAGCCAGAAATTTCATCAAACGATTGTGATGATTACCCACAATAGCGAGATCGCTCAGCTTGCAGACCGTATTGTCCGTATTGAGGACGGAAAAATTGTAGAATAAGGGGGGCGAAAACTATGAATGATATTTTATTTGGAAATAGCAATCGTCCTGTTATCAAAAAACTATCCAAACGTTATTTCAAAGCAGGAAAAAGCAGAAACATCATTGCAATTATTGCAATCGCACTAACTACTATACTTTTTACAACTATTTTCACATTAGGCTTTGGTTTAATAGATACCGTTCACGACCAAAATATCAGAAAACAAGGTGGCGATGGTCAAGCAGTTTTGAATTATATAAGCGACGAGGTTTTTGATAACATAAAAGACAATGAGCTGATTGAACAGATTGCCTATACAAAGGCGGTATCTTATCATATCAATAATCCCGGACTGGAAAAATGGCGTGCCGATATGTGGTTTATGGACGATACTGCTTTGAAGTTTGCACGGTATGAGCCAACAACGGGACACCGCCCTGAAGCAGAGAATGAAATTATGGCTGATACCAAAACATTGGACGCACTTGGTATTCCTGCTGAAATCGGTGCAACTGTAACTTTGGACTATCAAATTAAAGGGGTTTCATATTCAAAGAATTTTGTATTATGTGGATTTTGGGAAACAGACAGCCTGAGTAATATTGGACGGCTTATTGTTTCTAAAGCTTT